TAGAGGAGGAGCACCCGTCAGCTACAGCAGCAAAGAATCGCTCCTGACCTCTGGCATAGGATTCTGCTACTTCCACTGTCCCAGCCAGCGCGTAGTCTTCACAGATTTTGTGGCTGCTGCCGATGGCAAAATAAGAGTCGGCGTACACGAGTACCTCCTGAGCAGGTGGCCCAGGCCCTCCCCCAGGCCACCTGGTGTTGAGAGCTAGAAGCTTAATGATTTCGACGCGCCGCCTGTCCCGAGGGCCTGAGATTGTGAAGAAATCGACTTCGAGATGAACTGACCCAGCTTCGCCAGGGTCTTATCATTCGCGTCCGCGATCTCCACGTACTGCGTGAACCCAGCCTCGTCGGTGAACGCCTTGAGGTAGTCGCTGAGGTTCGTCGCGTTCACCCCGATGAGCACAGAGATGATGGACTCCATCGACTCCGCTTTCACCGCTTCCTTCATGGCGTCCTTTACCATGTCACGGGTGAGCTTGGAGCGGTTGTCCATGCCATCGGTGATCACGAAGACCGCTCCGTTCACGTCGAAGTCCTGCTCGGTCAGGTCGCGCCCGTACTGCACCATCGACTGCACACCGTTGTAGGTAGCATCGTACAGAGCCGTGAGACCCTTGGTTTGGATGCAGCCGTCGTAGTCGTCCTCGTTGCACTCCGACAGCGGCTTGAACCCGTGGAACTCGTCCACCGTGGAGTTGAAGGTGATCACCCGCAGCATGAGGTTGTCCGCTCGAGGGCTGCGTCGACAAGCCTTGGCGACTTCCTTGACCACCTTCTCCATCTCGTCCACGAAGCCATTGATGGAAGGGCTGCAGTCGATCACCAGGAGTGCAAGCGTATACTCAGACGCTCCTAGCTCACCAATGCGTTTGGCAGAAAAACTGAAATTGGAAGCTCCCATCTGATGGGTTTCCATTGTGGGGTCGTCGGTTCCTAGACGTGGCATAATATACCTCCTCGTAATATGGAGTCCTCAGTGGAGGACTGTAATGACTATTTCAAGAAGTCGACCGTGGTGGTGAGCTTCATGCCCTTCCCGGTCAACTCCTTGACGAAGTCCTCGCCCAGGTTGTCGAACCCAGGTACGTTCGAGGAGGCGTCCGTCAGCAGGTGCACCTTCTCGATGTACTTCGGGTCGCTGAACGCATCCGCCGTGTCCCGCATGGTGTTGGCCACACAGTGTGACAGCGCCTGGCCCGCCAGCAGAATGATGTCCGCGTCCTCGAGCGTCTGCACGAACTTCGCGTTCAACTGCGTGGTGGGGTCCTCCGGGTCCGGTACTTCAGCCTTCACCGCACTGAAGTGCTCGGTAAAAACATTCGATCCCTTCGTCACGAAGTCCACCGTGGCGAAGCTGTCCTCCCACTTCTGGAGTGCCTCGAACAGCGCAGGGTACACGTTGTGCCCCCAGCTGCCGATGAGACAGTGCGGTGGCCAGATGCAGTGAGGGTAGCGTCCGTTGGCCTCGAGTTGCTGCAGGTACTCCAGCGACCGCCCCTGAAGGCTGGGCATTTTCGCGTTCCACTTGCCTGCTTGGACGTCGGCTGCGGTGATGATGGTGAAGGGGTCGGGACGGGCACCCGAGGAATCCTTCCACCAGATGGGGTGGGCGATGTCGACCTTGCGGTGGCTGTCGAGGGTGACGTGAATGTCATCGAGTTTCGGATGAATCCGCTGGACCATGGTTGCTAGGCGCTCCATGTCCTTCTCAGCCCCAGGAACGTACAGCGAGCCGTTGGGGTCGCAGAAATCGTTTTGGGGATCGATACAAACTAAATGAATGGATACAGGCTTGCTCATTGTAATGTTCCTTTCGTAATTGTTAGCGACCTGCCTCTACAGTCGCTCTGCTTGCTGTTAATTACTCGTACATTTTCTTCGTGACGATGTCAAGTAGAAACTGTTTTACAGGCTACAGCTTCCGCGTCGTTCCATGCTCTGGGCAGCATGTCTTCTGGCTTCCACGCTGCTTTCATTTTTTCGACGTCACCTTCCGTGTGATATTTACCGCTCACGTTGTACACGTCTGCGTCCTCCACAGCCTCCACCTGCTGGAAGGCTACCTGTGCGTAGCGCCTACCAACTATTAAGGGTAGGGAGTGATACTTAGAATTATTTTGTATCTCTAGTGTCCAGCGATTGTAATAACCTACATCACCCATACCTGCACAGCGGCACACTTCGAGGAAGTTACGGCCCGCACTGGAACGTGCAAACAGCTGACTGGTAATCGTGTTACCGCGTCCACCAACGAACTCGTTGGTGTGCGCTAGGATGCTCTCGCCAGGATGAATAAAGAACACCTTATCCTTAGGGCCTATCCCTTCTATGCGCCCATTCCGAAAGTCCTCTTTCATTAGTAGATCTTTCGCGTACAGTGCACGCTCTTTTGTCCACAAGCGCTTCACGTGCTTCTTGCTGTAGTAGTTGTAGATGGCATTTAAACCAGAGCCTACTGGACCAACTAGGCCAGCGGTAGGTTGCTCCCGCCAGATCCACTCGCCCAGTGTTAGGTCGTAGCTGTTGGGGCGAAGGTGGTCCGGATTAAATGGGTCGATTAAAATATTGCCTGCTTCCATCTCACGTAGGATGGCAGGTTTACTCAGTAGCGTCATTTACAGTCTCCTTAGTAGCTTGCGGATTCAGCCACAAACATTCCGTGCGACCCTGTGTCACTTTAATCACACCGTCCCCCTGCAACTGTGTGTGCTTCGTTCGAGCAGCTGCGTTACAGGAACGGTCAAAGGATACTCGAGTCCACCCGTGCTGCTCGAGCTCCTTGTACAGATCGTTAGGGTAGCCAGATAAAACGACGGCTCCTTGCAGTTGCTTGGCCTCCTTCACCATTTCTTCTTGCTCTTCAGTGGTCATCTCAAAGTAGTACCAACCGTCCCGGCGTGTCTCTTTGGGGTAGGGAGGGTCCAGGTAGAACAGCGTGTCGGGACTGTCGTACTCCGCGAAGATCTCCTTGTAGTCAACGTTGTAAATTTTGACACGCTTCATTCGTTCTGCGATGCGAGGCAACATCTTGATGGCACCGATGTACGCGTTGATGGGCTGCGCCATCCCATGCACACTGGTATTCGTCACGAGTCCCCACGAGGTCCTGTCAATCATTCCACCCAAGGACTGCCTGCAGTCCACAAAAAACATCCGTGCTCGAGCTACGTCGTCCTCGGCATCCTGCCAGTGGTTCTTGCTGTGCAGCCGTTCCTCTCGACTGTAAGGCGTCAGCATCAGCTGCTCAATCAATCGTGCTCGATCTTCGTCGCTGACAATCACCTGAAAAAGCGTGGTCACGCGAGGGTCTAGGTCGTTGAATACCTCTACCTCACTGCGCTCCTTCGCCAGCAGGACGCTGCCCCCTCCTCCAAACGGCTCCACGTAAATACGGCGCTCGGGGAGGTAGGGAAGTATCTTCCCTCGGAGAACACCCTTGCCTCCAATAATCTTGATGGGGGACCTGAGGACTGCCATTACTTGTCTTCCGCTAGCGGAATGATTGCTGTCACTGGTGCTCCTGTCTGTAGCTGTTCAAGCGTTTCCTCGTCCGACGCAAGGTAACGTTTGCCTGCTTCTGTTACCACCAGATTTTGTTCACCCACTGCGTGTAGTGGATGGTCTGCCTGCGAAGCGTCCGCATAACCTAGTTCTACACCTGTGTTGTCTACCAGCATGGTGCCTGCTGGGATAACAATGGCTGACGTTACGGTGACCTTCCTTCTACCTGGAAGGGTCTTGGACTGCACGTTGGGACGCGTGATCTTCAGATCGCTGCACGTGTACGTCATCTGCGTATCATCATCACACATCACAAACAGTTTGCCACCTTCATCTAGCCCTCCAGCGAAAACCAACTCATCGTCGCCAAGCTGCTTAAACACAGGGAACTGCGTGCGCCGTTGGTCGGGGGGGAACGCTACGTACTTCCCGCTCTTTGACAGTGCTACCACACAGGCGTGCTCCTCCGACGCTACCCCGATCACCTTCCCCACACTCTTGTCAAATTTCTCGATGAACGAAATGGGAATCGACTGACCGATGTTGTCCTCCGACACCGTAACAAATTTGCCGGGGGTCCGCACAAGGTCCACGTACGTCCACGTTGCTCGACTCTTCAGCGGGAGCTCCGTGTAGCTATCCACTTTGGCATCCTCGGTTACGCCTACGTAGTATGTGGCCTCTGCTACGGTCAGGTCCAGGTCGTCCTTGCCTCCGCGTAGCCGGGTACCTCGCTTGTCCGCGTACTCAAGCATCTCACGCAGCCTACGCGCTACCACGCGGTCCAGGTTCGTCAGGTCGTCCTCGATCTCATCGATGCGTGCGCTGTACTCCTCAATACGCTTCTCCAGCTTCTTCTTGTTGATCGCCATCAAGGAACGGACAGACGAGTCAGCAATTACTTTCGCTTGTACGTCCCCTACAAAGCCAAACTCTGTGCTTAGCTGCTCGATCAACTCTTCTTCCGACTTCGCCTCCATCATTATTTTGATTACGAGTGGAAGTGCTGTGATGGCAATGAGGCGTGCTGCTTCCGCACCTCTCTTGCGTTCCAGTACGACACGCTCATCTTCCAGTACCAGCTGCTCTACCTTGCGTCGGAAGCGCAGGAAAATCTCTAGCAACTCCTTCAAGCTGTACAGGATGGGGCGTTTCTTATTGTTCAGCGCGTAGAATTGGTACGTGAGCGATGAGCGTAGCAGCGGGAGCACCCGGTCGTTGATGATCTTCGGGTCCGTGAACTCCACCACCACCCTGGTTCCAATTTTCCTCGAGCCCTCGTCGTTTGCCGCCGACTCAAGTAGCTTCGCTTCCTTGAGTTCGTCAGTAATACGCACGAGCTTCTTGGCGTCGAAGCCGGGGTTGAAACCGGTGATCACCAGCTTCTGCTTACCCTTTGCTCCCTCCTCGAAGTGGTAGTTACACGAGAACACCAACCGACCGCGCCCAGTACTGTACACCTTGCGCAAGTCATCTTTTTTCGACAGCAGCACACCGCTCCCGTAGTCCGGTCCCTTGACATGCTTGAGCAGGTCGTCCGTTGTACAGTCTGGATTCTCTAGCACCTCTAACGCTGCGTTGATTATCTCACCCAGATTATGCGGTGGGATATTGGTTGCCACTGCCAACGCTACTCCCACACAACCGTTTACCAGCAACAGCGGTACTCGAGCAGGTAGGAGAAATGGTTCGTCATGCTCTTCCGTGAATGACTTAACGAGTGGCATGATGTCGACGTCGTCAAACATCCGGTCCGCAAACTTTGACAGCCGTGTCTCCGTGTATCGGTACGCAGCTGGTGGAGCTTCAAGTAACGACTCCCGAATGCCAAAGTTGCCGTGCTTCTGTATTAGTGGGTGCCGCATCCAACCCATGTTAACCAGCGCACCGTAGCAAGCTGAGTCCCCGTGTGGATGGTAGCGCCCTAGCGTGTGCCCCACCACTGTTACACACTTGACCGGGATGCCGTTGCTGTGACGCTTCAACTCGTGTAAAGACCACAACGTCCTGCGCTGCACAGGTTTGAGTCCGTCACGTGCGTCGGCAATCGCACGGTCTTCAATGGTGTACTCACCGTACTCGAGCAGGTTCTCTCGTACGATCGCCGCTGTCTGTTTCTTTTCGGTTTTTACCATTATCGTACACCCAGGTAACCGCACACAATGTTTATCCCTAGCTCTTCTATCTTGTTACGCCGGGGGCTATTCTGTAGATCAGTTTTTTGATACTGCAGTTCCAGTTCCTTGCTGAGAGTTTCTTCATACTCCATCAGCTTCTCGTAGCTCCACTCTCCACGTTTGATAGGCATCAATATAGTAGCGGCGTCTGCACGTGCCACATGCATCGTCTTCTCTTGCAGTATCTCGCCGCACATAAGCAGAAGTCGAACAAGGTGCAACGCGTGTTTCGAATCGTAGCCGTGCTTCTCTTCTGCCTCACGACGTCGTGGATTGCGTTCCTTCTTCCAGTGCAACCACGACTTGTACTCTTTACGCGCTTTTTGGTACTGCTTCTCTTGTTTCAGCAACTCAAGAAAGTTGTCCTTGAACCCCAGCGCTTTTCCAGCAGACACCCAACTCTTGTCCGAAATCTCCTGCAGCGTCAGCGACAACGTATGCTCAAGGAAGTTGTTGAGCAGGTGGCGCACTCCCATCGCTGCATCCTTGGGGATGTCCGACAGTTCTTCTTCGATGGGATACTTGTTGAGGTGGCGACGGATCAACTCCTGCGCCGCGTTGATTGTGTCTACAGGCAGTTCACTCCGGTCACGTAGTCCAAAGTCCCCCCGCTTAGGTTCTTGGAGCTCCCCTTTCATCAACCACTCTCTGTGATTACGCATACGCCTAAGCTGCGAGTGTGCGTAACCTTTGTGCGTGTGGTAACACTTCTTCGAGAGAAACAAATCTCTATGCTCTACTAAGCGTTCCCACTCTCCAGTATGAGTCATCCAGAATTGTTCAGGTGTCCATAGAAGCTCGAGGATGTTCGGATTGTTTTGCGCCGCCAGGTGTAGGAATTTTGAGAAGCCATAGATGACCAGGTCTTCTTCTGACGGTGCGTACTGCTCAAATTTACTTGCGTACCCAAACCAGTATTTAAAAGGAGGGATGCACACCCCACGGTAATCGTAGTCTGACTCCTCATCGTAAGTCCCGTACACACGAGAACCAGCAAGCGTCTTGAAGATGGTGCACTGCTCTACGTCAAAGTTCATTTCGCTCTCCACAACCATTGAAAGGGTGGCAGCGGGTGTAGGTCTCTGGCTTTCACTGTGAACGCCCCACTGAACACTCCACTGGTGCTAGGGGTCTTCGGTAGCATCGCGTCGGTTGCCCACCCTATCAGGTTCGCCAGCACTGGTTTCGGTTTCTTCATCTGTGTGACCAGGATGAGTACGTATATCCATTCTGGATGGCGCTCTCGAGGACGTACTGCCAAACGGTAATCCAGTAGGTCTCTGTTTGGATTGCGCGCCATGCTTGCTTTGAAATCAAGGTTGGCACCGATTATATCGCTGCCGCCGTCACCCACGGTGGGGTTCTGGTTGGCTACCCATCGAGATTTCATGTAGGGATCTGCGCTTCCAAACAACCACATGCTTCCAACGTACTGCCCTACCTGTCCTACCAGCTGGTCCTCACGTAACGTGGTCTGCCTGTCTGCTCCGCGAATGTTTGACCTGCCTCCGATAGAGGCCAGCTTCGCGTGCTGGGCCACGATGTTCATCTCGCGTCCTGCTATCTGTACCCGGATAATATCTTCCGCTGTAATGGTCATGACGCGTCGACCACGCCCATGATTTTCTTTCTGTGTACGGGGTCTTTTCCCATGTACGCAAGTACCAACGCCTGGTCCTTCTTGCCGCCCCATTGCACCTGCAGCACGTTGCGGCTTTTGGGATCCATCGCGTAAATCTCCAGGTCCGCTGCCTCCGACTCTCCCAACCCCTTGAACCGTGTGATGCGAGTTTTCGCGTTCCCTTTTATCTGCGCACGCACCTCTTCTATCGTATCCCCGTACACACGCTGCGACGCCGTAACGCCCATGAACAAAGGACTCAGTACAATGAACAGCTTGCCGTCCTCAATAAGCTGCGCCATGTGGGCAGCGAAGAATGTTAGCAAGAGGGCTTGGATGTGCTTACCGTCTGAATCAGCGTCCATCAACAAGTAGATACTCTTGTAGCGACATTTGTCGAGGTTGAACGCCGGTCCGATACCTGTGCCAATGGCTTGCGTGATACTGGTGAGCTCCGCGTTCAAAAGGATTTTGTCGATGTCTACCTCGGCAGCGTTCTTCACCTTCCCACGCAACGGTAGAATTTCCTGGAAGTGTACGTTCCCTTTCAGGGTCACTCGAGCGTCCCGCGCACTGCCAAAGGCCGACGTCCCCTCAACGATGAACAACTCGCGCTCGTCAGGTGAACAGTCCGACGCTTCACACAGTTTGCCAGGTAAGATACTCTTGGCACCCTGCTTTACCTTGGTCTCGCGGATTGCCTTCTGCTGCTCACGCAACTTCTTCTTCGCGTCCCGTAGTAGAACCGCGTGCTCCAGTAGCTGCTTGGTTACGTCCGGGTTAGCTGCTACAAACTTCCGCAGGGCGCTCTCCACGATAGCCTGGATCTTTTCCTCCACATCCTGGTTTTGTAGGCTCCTCTTAGTCTGTCCCCGAAATTCAGGCTCGAGTACGTGCGCGTGGATAACCCCTACGATGCCTTCACGTAGATAGTCGCCCTTCAGCTTGCCGTACTTGCCGTTGGTAGCCTGGTCCTGCAGTACCTTCTGGATTGCTTTCTTTGCCCCAGTCACATGCTTCCCGTGCTCTGGTGTGCTCGTGACGTTTACGAAGGATGCCCACCGTTCGTTGGACCCGTCCGTCCAAGCAAATGCGATGTCCACGAGGTCTTCTTGGATGACAATAGGTTCATGTAGGTGTACAGCGTCCCCATGTTCCTGCATAAAGGTTGGCAGCATATCTACCAATCCACCCTCAGCCACAAACCGTTCTGGGGGCTCGTCGTCTACTTTGAACTCGACTACCAAACCAGGGCACAGGTAGGAGATCGCCCGCAACCGTTGCCCGATGCGCTCGACATTAAATTGGGTGCCCTTGAATATTGCAGAGTCGGGTAGAAAGCGAATGCAGGTGCCTGCATTCATGTTGCGCTTTACCACGCGCACCTTTGAAGCGGGTTCCCCTCGCTCGAATGTTTGGTGGTATACCTTCTCCCGCTGCACTGTCCACACGGAAAGCTTTTCCGACAAGGCGTTCGTTGCTTTTATTCCAATGCCGTGAAGCCCTGCTACTGCACTCGTGTACGCACCGTGCCCGAATTTGCCACCCGAGTGCAGCTTGGTGAGTACAGCAGTGAGAAGAGGAAGCCCGGTTTTCTTGTGCTTAGTGACTGGAATGCCACGCCCGTTGTCGAGCACCATCGCAATTTGGTGCTCGGTGTCAATTTTTACAGCGATGGCAGTTACGTGGCCATCCATATACTCGTCTACTGCATTGGCTACTACCTCTTCAAGAATGTGGTGTAAACCATCAGGGCCAGTGTCCCCTATGTACATTGCTGGCCGTAGACGTATGGGTTCCAGATTTTCGAGGATACGGATGTGATCCCCGTCGTAGTGCTTCTTTTTCAATTGCCAATCCTACGCCCTAGCCTGAACATTCTGTTTTCGTTGCCACCAGTCCCAGTAGCTCAGAACCTTGGGAAGCGGTCCCGATTTAAGCTGTACTTCTACTTCTTTGCAACCGCACTCTTCACAACGTTTATTTTTAGGGTACGCCGTTTCCTTCCGCTCTTTTTTACACTCGGGGCAATTTACGCTGTATTTCTCCTGTATGTCAACATTTATTTGGTCCGCCCAGTTAGGCCCGATTGAAAAATCGACCACAAAAGGAATTGACATCGTCAATCCAAACGGCTTCATGAGGTGTGGATCCACCATGATTCTATCGGAGACCTTCATGTAGTCTTCCACGTCATCACGCGGTATTTCAGCAATGATGGAGTCGTGTACAATATTGAGTAGTCGCCACGGTCGTTGGTGTTCCTCAATGTATCTTTGGATGGCGATGCACGCCATTAAATTGGTGTCGCTGGCGATAGCCTGGATAGGAGCGTTACGGCAGACGCGATCCTCATAGCCCTTGTACTTGCCAATGTCTGTGATCACGCGCTTCCCGTTGACGTCGAAGAACTGGTTGTCGTCTGTGGACACGAAACCAGATACCAGGTGGCGACGCCTTCCAATCGCAGACTCGACATACCCCTTATCGAATCCGTGCTTCTCGATCCAGTAGAGCCACTTACGCGCCTTCGGAAACTGGTTCAGGAATTTCTCCTGGTAGTTCTCTGCTTCCTTGAAGGAAATTTTCAGCGCTTCAGCGATGCCGAATACAGACATACCGTAGATGATGCCGAAGACTATGGCTTTTGACGCACTTCTTTCGTCGTCGGTGATCTCGTGCGCAGGCTTGTCAAAAATCTGCGACGCGGTCTGCCGGTGGAAGTCGCCTTCCTGTAGCATCCGTATTCGATTTTCCTCCGTAGGATTTTCCAGGTAGGCTTTCTGAACCTGGGCGACAGCTTCAAAGGCTTTCTTCAGCAGCGGGTCGCCGGTTACCTGTGCAAGCCACCGCACCTCCGCTTGGCTGTAGTCAACGCAGACCATGAGGTGCCGCGCCTCGACGGTGTAGACACGCTTCACTGCTAGCGCGTTAACCGTCTTACCCTTCGGGATGTTCTGCATGTTAGGGTCGCTTGAGCTCGTTCTTCCTGTAGTTGTCTTGTGGAAGTTGAACGCTGCACGAATGCGACCGTCCCGCATCTCTGGGCTCGTCTGAAGCATCTTGTAGGGTGACTCGATGTACGTTCCGCGTAGCTTGTCAAGCGCTGCCCATTCCGATGCCAGGTCGACCTCTGCTACACCCTTGTTCTCTTTGTAGAATGTTTTGTCGATTTTAGGCTGATTACTCTTTGGTGTAACCTGTGTGGGAAGATGTAGCACGTCCACGAATAATGCTTTCTGTGAAGCAGTCTTGTTGATGTGAAACAGCCAGGGATCCTTCGCCTGATTTCCCCATATCCCCGCCATCCCACGGGTCCTCTTTACCTGCTGCAGCAATAGTTTGTTGGCCTCCTTTACTGTGTCCCTACTCGCAAAATCCTCCTCGATTTTCGCTATGCGCCCAACAATAGGGGAATCCTTCGCCATCAGATAGCGCAGCTGCTCCTTGTCAGCGCGGATGCCATTGTGCTCCATCCTCGCCGCAAACATAGACACCGGGCCGTGCATGTTAAGACCTAGCTGCTTGAGGGTGGAGCGGTACTTCTGCTGGTGAGCTATCCTGTCTTGCATGTCATGAAGCCGCCACGTGACATAGCAGTCCATCCCGTTGTACTCACAGACCTGCTCGATCGGCCCCTCCTCCAACGTGTGCCCCTTCATCTTGATCAGCTTTCGCATAGGTACAATGTCTTCGTCGTAGTACCCCTTGAACCCCAACCACTCATCACTCAACGTCTTCAGGCCAAACGGTGACTGTACCACCCCTTTCCTGTTTTCGTTGAGGGCGTGCGCACGTAGCATCGTGTCCTCGAGTGGTAGGTTCCACAAGGACACACCAAACTCGTCCAATGTTAACGCGCATTCAAACTTGAGGTTGTGTGCTACCAAGGCGCGAAAGGGTGCGTTGCGCGTCGTGAAAAACTTCCGCAGTAGCGCCCGTACTTCACGAAGCTCCTTGCCTGTCCATGGACTTTCTGGATGCTTGTACGGGATCACGAAAGCCTTGTCCGGGCCGTACGCAAAGCCCACCGTGATTATTTTGTTGTCGATCCTGTCTAGCCCGGCTGCCTCGTAGTCGAACGCTACTATTTGCTCCTTGGTAAGCTTTGTTGCCATGTACTTGAGTAGCTTGAACACACGCTCCACGGTGTTCACCATGACTACCTTATCACCACGTTTACTGTAGTCAGGTACAATCCCACGAGCGCGGTAGAAAGCTCGAGCGATGTCCTCCTCAAAAACCCCTCCCATCTTTGGTGTACGACTGACGAAAGCAAAGTGGAAGGTGACTATGGCTGGGTAACTTTCGCCGTCTGGAGTTTTGACCACCACCTCTTTTCCACGTAGCTGGAAGACCTTGGAGTTGGGGTCGATAGGCTCCCCTGTGGACTTGTTGCTCGCTAGCCCTACCGCTGAGGAACCACCCAGCAAAACGATGTAGGCGGGCTTGATCTTCATGATATCGTGCAAGATGTTGCGACGGCAATGCACCACCTCTTTCGTAGTGGGCGCCCGGTCCTTCCTCGGGTCGTCGTCTTGTACCGGACGGCACCGTACGATGTTGCCGTAGGCTACTCCGCGCTCCGTACCTCCATTGAGCTTGTCTACCAGCTGCCGTAGAATCTTGCCCGTCCCGCCAATTACTGGACGCCCCACCTCGTTCTCCACGCGGCCCGGTGCCTCCGCGATGAACATCACGTCCACGCCCATCCCCTTCTTATTCTGTCCTCCTCGATGTACTTCGGTGGGTACCTGTTTGCGAACAAACCGGTTGCCTAGGAGTGGGCACCCGTTGCTGGCTTCACAGGTTTCTTCTGCGAGGGGTGAAAGGATGAAGTTTTCGTCCATCTGGAGATCTCCCAGGAGAAAGTACTGTGTCAGCAGTACGTAATATCTGCACCAGGGAGACGCCCGTCGCGGCCTTGTCGCGGAAGGGTCCGGGGTTTTTGTTCATCGCCTGCAGCACGCGATTCAGGTTGTTGACAACCGTCCTAGCTACAGGTCCGTTGCACCCGTAGTTAGAGATAAACTGGGCAACGTCTACGAAGTTGCCCTTTTCGCCACGCATGTACAGACCGTATCTGCCCTGGACGTTCATTGTCCAGAACCGCACGTTAGCACCACCCTGCTCTAGTATTTTACAAGGTGGCCTCCCGTTTTGGACGGGTGCAGGCTTGGCATGTCCTCGACAGCATCCCATTTAATGTATCCTTCTCATCTATTGTTGCGCCTCAGCCCTGTTAGTAACCTTTCCAGGGAGCTCTTCCTTCGGCCAGTCGGTCGCGCCGTTAAAGACAACGATGATGCTGTTCACTTTGTACTGACCTTCTTCTCTATGTTTATTCATCAGCTTTCTGCGCATTGTCAAGCTGCAGATCCAGTTTGGTCCAAGTTCCTCTGGGTAGCTCAGAATTTTGGGATGAAGAAGTATAGTGTTTTCTGTGAGTTCCGTAGTGTAAGTTCCAGGAATCATATGTATAATATCTGGCTCCCCGTCCTTGACTTTCTCAGGTACTTTTTGGATAGGGCGCAGCATGAACACTCCTCTCGAGGTACCTGCTCCTTTTTCTTTCATTATTTCTACGTACCAGAACTCCTCTGCTTGGGGGACCTGGTCTTGGTCGTTGATGTGTTCCCAGGAGAGGACGCCGGTCTTGCCTAGCGTTTTGGAGATCACCTTGTTATTTGGTGGAGCGTCTTCCTGGCGATTCTTCATAAATTTGACGAGCGTAATCATCGGTTTAATACCTTCCTAGAAGTACTTCCAGAAATGAACGCGAGCTCTACCTAGCCGAATGTACTCGCCTTGGTTAACGTCGAAGGTAAGGCGCACTGTGTAGGGTTTACCGTCGTCGAACGTTCCAGAAGCCTGGTCGACGTCAACGTGGTGGGCTGTCCACGCACCGGAGCCCGCAATAACCCCTCCAGTAACTGTTACAGGTGCCTGGCTGGTATCAAATAGCTCTACCGTCAGGCGCGTGCTAGGAGAAGAGGCAAACTCTACGTAGACCTCGACAGCGACTGGACGTAGGCCGCTCTGCATGAAGAACCCCAGGTTTTGCACTAACTGCTGCACAGGGGGTATAGCGGTGGGGGTGTTGGACACTTCTTCATAGACGAGAAAATTTCCAACGTCGAACGCAGTATCGGTGAACGTTATGTCTGTGCCCACCACTGAGTTTGCATACCGCGTGAATGGCGGAATTAGTTCCACAGGTAATGACTGCGAAACCAACATCGCGTAGTCATCCTCTGCCAGCTTGGGTGCTTCTATGATGTACTCTTGTAGTAACGGTCCAGATCCTGGATGGTTTATCCATCCTAGTACGATGCCGTTTGTAACCGTTTCGTTTGTTGCCAACGCTTCCTCAAGCGTATATTCAACGGCTGTTCCTCCCAAGATGCGACGGTTGGTGTGTGTAGCTACCAAAGTGTACGAAGTTGCAATGGACGGGGCCGTGAAGACAATCGTGCGCTCGTCATCTTCCTGCCACACGACTCCATCATGCTGCAGGCCAAAACCAGCCCCCATCACCAGGTTGAAGTCTGTGTTCACCGACAACTCAAACCCACGGTACACCCCTTTGGGATGCAGCGCGTATTGCGTAAGGTTCTCCGTTAAGTCGTCCAGTGTCGCGCCGTAGTTGTAGTATCTCGTCTGTGCCATTTGAAGCTCCTAACCGAAGACGACCATTCCGATGTAGTCGACGCAGTTAACCGCTACTTTGATCATCGGTGGGGTACCGCTCAATGTGGTCTCAAACATGTTGGGTATACCAGCGACGGGTGTCATCACAACAGGTATCCAGGTAAAGAACCAGTAGTACAGCACCGGAGGGTTTTGATAAGTATAGTAGATGTCTGCACGTGTTTCTTTAATAGGTACAAAGGCTACGCGCCAATGATTACCAGATGCACTGTTTACCGCAACCGCTCTTGTCGCGTAGTAGCCCTCTGCACCCACACGCAGCTTGCTCATGTTGTTCGCTGGAAGAACGTTAGAAAGATTTGCTCCGCGCTCTGTATTAGGTACCATGTCGTGGTACCTGGGGGCGCGAAAGTCCTCTGTAAATGTTGTTGCGTTTCCTCCAGCCATTACCATAGCGATATACTGCAACGTCTCGTTACCAATCGGACGGAGTAGCTGGTCGCGTACTGTGGTAGATATGATCCGCTTGTCCCGAATCTCCGCCATGCGGAAGCCATCCCACATAAGCTGCGCAACATGGCAGGCGTCCTTTAACTTGTCGTAAGTGTCATACGGATTCAATGCGGCCCACATCATGATAGCTGCACTGGGGCCTGCAGAGGTTTTTTCATCGATTATAATCTGGTCCAGGCTGGCAAAAACCTGAGGAGTAACCTTAATCGCTTGAGATGTCAGTGTGTCCTTGGGTACCGGACCTGGGTCTACCCAGGAAGAGTCAAACTCGAATACGTGTTCGATAGAACTTCCGTTGGCATCCTTTCCGTAAAGATGCACTTTCACTATCATGGTAGCGTCACCAGATGCAGCGTCTAGTCCGCACATGATGCGGGCTGGTCCGTAGAGCCCTATGTCGAAGGTGTCCGACGTCCCGATTACCTCGAGCCGCTTGTGGCAGTAAACCACCTGCGGGGTTTTTATGATTTCGCCTTCCCCGTCTACCAGTATCTCGTAGAGCATGGGGAACTTCTGCGCGTCGGCGAAAGGCTCCTGAGTATTTGTGAGCGACGTAAACCCGGAACCACCTGCGATAATCAACTCCTCCTCAGCGGGGTTCTTCGTGGTAAAGACTATTTCATTCCTACCTACAGGCGGCTCACACGCATCTACTTTGGTGTAGTAAATGTGGATGGTGGCATCCGCAGGCATCGTGAACCTCGGGAACACTACTCGATTGGTTCCTTCAACAAGGTCCGACCCAATGTCCATCTCGGTTGTGGTACCTGTAGTGGTTATCCAAGCTCTTCCCAAGCGTACTGGGTAGTTGGTAAGCTCCACATACTCCGCGTTGGGGTACGTGGTTTTGGAGCCTACTGAGTCGTCTGTCAATACAGACGAGTACGGGAAGGCCACTTCACAACGGACACCGGGGATCTTTGCAATTGACCTGTCGTCGGCCACGATCATTCCGTGGTCCAGCTGCAGCTGCATTGGTGTAAAATCACCAATAGTCAAATCGTTCTGCGAAATCGCGTGCGGGTTGGTAGCGGTAGACACACCTGTTCCTAGCTGTGCTCTATGCGCCGAGTCCACAGCCGAGAACCAGGGCCTGTTTATGCCGTAGCTTCCTCGTGTGAGATCGATAGACAGTTCACTAGTGACCACACTGGTAAGTGGGTCTTCTGTGCTCTGCATGGTCACTATTGCCAGCGGAACAAGGTCATCTCTTACGCTTTGGTCGTACCCCTGGTAAGCTTCTAGCGTGTCCGTGTCAACCTGGGACTGTGCACCTAAGAAACTATTAGGGGAGCTCGGGCGGTACGTTACTGGGATTACAGCATCGAAGTAGTCATTTAGTTGTGTGTCTGCTGGGTCCACGACGTACCGTAAATACACCACGTTAGTGACGCCAACAGATGGGTCTGCGAGCTCTACCTGCCGTATGTAATCAGGCAGCAAGATCCACATCCCGCTTTTAGTGACCACCATACCTGGGCTGATGTCTAACGTTTCTTCGTTGGTGCTATTTACAGAAACTGTAAGCGGAACGGTTGTCGTTCCTGGAACAGCTGTTCCGGGGTCTGGTTCACTTACGATACCAAAGGAAGTAGTAGTGAAATAGTCCGGGTGGCCCATCATCAGCTGGATACGCTGCACAAACTCTTCGTTGTACACGGATGCTTGATACTGCAGCCGGTCAAGCGACTGACGAATTGTATAGTTGATTCCAGGGATGATAGCCATTGTTTACCCTCGTTACACGCGGAGGTAGCCGCCGTTGAGCTTTCCGTACCAGCCCAGCTTTGTTTCCAGATCACGTAGCGAAGGGAACAGTGGTTTTATAAACAAACCGTTCGCTGCGTACGTATGGTCGCCTAGCATTTGCGATATGTACTCATGGGAAACTGCTGCCATTCGTCTCGTAACAATATTCCAGTCACCCATCTTCACTTCGCCCGCAGCAGCACCCTTCATCAAAATGTCAATACGCTCAATAGGTTTATCCGTGGAGGCCAATGTAGCGTTCACCAATGTGGTGACGCCACCCGTAAGATTCACATCTGTCCAGTCGTTTGGGAAGAACCTCGTGCGCAGCAGAATATCTTGGTCAGGTGTGATCTCGAAGCTCCACTGTACACCGCCTGTTCCACCGCTCATACCGTTGATGAGGAAGTTGGAGTCCGTGACGCTGTAAGTGATTGGGTTGTTACCCGCTACGCCTTTTACTTCACTGAAAATCTGGAACGAGTTGAAGATGCCAGGCGCTTCCGCTGTTACCTGCAGTTCCGATCTGTTAATCGCCGCACTGGTGAGAATAGCCACTTCAACAGCGGTGGTAGCTGCGCTGACATCTATGGTCTCGAGGTCATCAGTTCCTCCACTCATTGCGAAGGAAGATGCCCAACTGAGCGGAAAAGTAGTCAGGTTCGCGGTAAGAGTAAACGGTTGGTTACCACGAAGACTAACCACGTCGTTCGACAGGTTTAACGTGGCCCCTATGCGTGCCGCTGTTATCTTGAGTGCTGCTACTGCGTTTACCGCCGCCTCCGTGGCAACCGCTACGTCTACAGGGAAAACAGCTGCTGTGATGTCAATCACACGCGCTCCACTGGTTTGTGCAAACGCTGCGTTAACCTTGTACTCAAAAATAATTACAGTGCCGAATCCATCATCCAGAGTAAATCCGTCGTTGTTGTTTATTAGTGGAACATTCGCTGGATTTGGATCGACAGTAATCCATCCAGTAGCCGCTACCGTTGGTGTTGGAACGTAGGATCCATTTAGCTGGAACTCGAAGAGCATTGCATCTTCGCCATCGTCTATCCGGAACCAATCGTTATTCACAAGGTTTGCCGCAGCCACGGTGACCATCGACCCAGAAGCATGTGTAAACGGTATTTCTATGACGGGTGTGCATGTATGCTTTAGCCACCATTTCCCATCATCGTTCAGCAGCGCGAGGAACTTCTTGTCACTGTTGTCGTAGTTCATTTCGCCGTCGACCTTGTCCCAAAACAGGAACTGGTCGGCTATGATCGGAGCTTCTAAAAAGACGGTGTTCTTTTGTATTTCTAAAGGCGCTCCGATTTTTCCGTAAGCGGAATCGTATTTTTGTATGTACTGCGTCTCCGCCATTGTGACCCCAGCGGTGAAAGGAGTCGAGCGCCAGTCAAGAAGGAAAGGTCCACGAACCTGTTGTACGAACCCAGAGTTTACAGGCAATGGCAGTATTTTAGATTTGTACGCCAGGTATGCGCGTATTTGTATTATTTCTTCATCGTCAAGGTCGCGATGTATTCCTCGGTCCAACGTTACCTGGTATTGATAAATGCCGTTTACTAAACTAGTAAACGCATAGTCGAGTACTTTATATTCTTTAAATGCCGTTGTCAGCGTAGGCGTGGATGAGATAGCAATATAGTCGCCACGAACAATGTAGCTGGTGCTGTCAATGACAATCCGTTTTTTCCCAGCTGAGTAGGCACCCTCCACTTTAATGGGGTTGGAGTAGTGGTAGACTGGCTCTCTTTCAGGATGGTCTGCCCGCAGACCTGTGTTCAACACAATCACATCCTCGATCACGTCCACCACCTCGTGGAGCTCTCGACTCCCTATCGAGACGTAGCCCCCTCCTTCAATCCATGTGACGGGTCGATTCAGTGTGATTCGGTCAATGAGGTAGATGGCATCTTCCGCGAGGCGGAAGCGGTTGTCAGGCACGAGTAGGGGCAGCACCGCTGTAAGTTTTCTTCCGTACCGCACTTCCCCTAAGGCGAATATGTCCAAGGGTACCGACAGCCCTCGGGGTACTACGTGCACAGTCATCCCTTGGTACAGCTGGCGCTGGAGTGCGTCTTTGGTCAGCTTGATAATGCCCATGCGTTGCTCTACTCCTGCAACCTCTCGAGGTAGCCTACGACGAGATCTAGTACGTAGGTGCACCCAGCACCCAGCACAGCGGCTATAGTCGAGCCGATCACCAGGTTTTTGGAGTCAATAGGACCCCAAAGAAAGTAACTATTACGCCAGTTTGGATTTACGTTTGCGTAGAGAGTTAGTAGGAGGTGCGCAGAGGCCCCGCTCCAGACACCCATGCAGAAGTAGCATTTCATGAGTTTTTGGAAGAACCGCCGCACGAATCCTATAGGGAACTGCAGGAGCCAACGTCTAAATGGAAGGATCCCTGCTTCCCGGATGTACTCTTCGTCGGTGGGGTCTTCGAGGAACGCTTTAGCAGATATGCCAAAGATGGTAGCGTCCGCAGCGAGGAAGGCAAGACCGTAGGAAAGAAAAACGAATAGCAGAAAGGACAGCGTCATTTGGGTGGTTCTGGATTGTCACGGATGCCGTGGACAACTTCCACGATGAGGTCGAAATCTCTGAACGAAAGTTTTACCTCACCACCGTCGTCATCCTTGATTAGCACCTCTTCGTCCGACACCAACACCTCTGGGCACTTACGCCCACGACAGCACACAGCCCATTTCTTGTCGTCGCTCATTGCTTTACCACCGAAGGACATGCGTGTTGGTGCTGGAAGTAGATGTACCTTGGCCTTTGGTCACCGCGTACAGTATTCCCACCGTCAGACCGATTCCGAGAACGGCACCGAAGGCAAGCCCCATGAGACCTTTGTTGCGCTCCCACCAGGTGTTGTTGGCCTTGACCTTCGCGGCGATGTGATCGAGCGCAGATACGTGGATGATTTTCTGAACTTCCAGGTTCTTCCTCGCAGCCTCGAGTTCCTTGCGCCTCCGGTCACGCTCCGCTTTGATGGCAACGTAGTAGGCAGCTTTATCCTTGTCGATGAGGATACCATTGCTGGGAACCGTCTCGTCCTTCTTGACTACCTTGCTCGTGCCCTCTTTAAAGCCCTCTCGCTCTTCAATAGGGGCGCTCACCAGCGGACCCTTGGCCGTCACTTCCTTCGCAGCCTGGTCGTATGTTTTGACAGGAGGCAGATTGGCAGACGCACAGCCGTTAGCACCAACCGACGCCAGGATGGCTGCGAAAGCCACAAGGATCGCCCACCATGGTAGCCGACTGCTAAAGGAGCTTGTTGAGCTCTTCAAGTTGCTTCGTCTCATCGTCAATCTCCTTGATTTCCTTTAGCTTATCAATCACAGCTTTCTCTGCGTTCTTAGCCTCGGCCACCTTGATCTTCTCCTCGATGTCCGCTTTCGCTGTCTCGTTCTTCGTTTTCTGTATGACGTCCTGCACGCCCTGCACTGGACCCTTCCCCTTCAGGAGATACAGAATTCCGAAGACACCTGCGACAGCAGCACCGATGGCTACGATGATACCCACCACCCATAGAAGTACTTTCTTGAGCGTTGACCCAGTGGCGTTCTTGAGCTCATTTTTGAGCTCGTCGCTCATCTTGAGCGGCTCAGTCTCCACCTTCTTGTTCTCAGGGGATTCTTCTGGCGTTGGGGGAGGGGTTGATGTTGCATCAGGCATCGTAATATTCCTTGGTAAAGGGCACCCGAAGGTGCCCCCGGACGAGCAACTATTTGTCGTCCTTGTCTTTTTTGGGCTCGTCTTTCTTCTCTTCGTCTTTTTCCTCGGGCTTCTCTTCGGGTTTGGCTGCTGCGGTTTTGCCGTCACCCTCTTTTCGGTTAAGACCCAACGCCGACTCGATTACGTCCTTGAGGTAGTCGGCACCCTTCTCAGGGAGTCCTGAATCCACCAGGTACTTGTTGGCGGACGCGACAGCCAAATCGAGTTTCTTGGCGCTGTCCATCGGGTTGTCTTTGAGCTTGTGAGACGCTTCCTCGGCTTTCCCGATACCGAACATGGCTGCCTTTAGCACGATGGCGTCGATCATGTCCTTACTCTGCAGGTTGGTGAGCTTGAACTTTTTGTACAGCCACGCGGTGAAGATGGGAATGAAGGCTGCCAGGAAGACGCCTAGAAGGTACAGGATCACCTGTAGGATCCACCCTCCGACCACACTCCCCTTCGAGTCTTTCTTTGCCACAGGTGCAGCTTTTGCAGGCTCTACGGGCTCCACAGGTGCCATTGCATCTGGGGCTGCCATAGCGGCTGCAGGTGCCATCACAGCTTCCATAGCTGCTGGCGCTGGCATCGCAGCTACAGGGGCCGTCGCTAGGGCCATTACTGCAATCATTGCAGCAGGTTTTATGACTGGCTTCGGTCGGGCGGCTACTGGACGTGGTGCGGGGCGCATCACTGGAGCTCGCATGATTGGAGCCATCGGAGCAACGCGCACAGCGGGTGCCATTGCGGGGGTGGTTGTCGCCGTAGGCTGTGCTTCGATGGGGGTGCTGAGCAGTGCTACTAGACCTAGCGTAGCAAACATCACAAGTATCTTCTTCATGGTTCGTCTCCTCTTCCTCTGATTTTACAAGATGACCCTGGTTTCTGTTACCTTACGCCGATGGTTCTTCGGGTTTTGGGTCAGTCCCTGGTGTGAGGGTTGCGTGGCCGTTCCTAGATCGGCTGAGGCTTGTCAGTACCGTTTGCCACATGAACCCGTTGTTGAACGCAAACAGCACCCCTTGAGATGACAGTCTGCCTGCTTCTTTTTCGAGCCCCTGCTGGATTGAGTAGTACACCAAACCAGCTATGATAAAACTTATTACAATGAGGTGTGGTTGAAAAGTAACCTGTTTACCAATACGTTTGTCCTCGAAATAATCCCAGTAGTATTTTCCAAGTACACCTAAGACTAATGCAAGAAAATAAAATATTGTTGCGTACCTGTCTTTAAACGGTTTTTTTGTAACAGTTGTTTTCGTTTCTGTAGTAGCTTTTTCTGCATTGGTACCTGTCACTGCTTGTGCAAACAAATTCAAAAAACTTTGCTGCATAACTTTTGGTTTTTTTAATTCACGCTGGATCTGTTTTACATGTAATTTTTTGTACGTTTTCTTTTTGACTTGGTGCTTTATAAATTTTTCTAATGCGCGATCTTCGTGTACACGTACATCAGCCATCCATGCTTTTACTATTGGTGACTGTGTATCTTCGCAATGTACAGCCCCATTTTGGATCATTGTTACTTCATCTATTTTACAAAGGTTCAGTGTTGTTATGTCTGTTTCCTGAGATCCGTCTGAAATAATAAGTTTAAGAATTGGTTCAGGTTTTGGTGGTTCAAGTGCAGCTGGCATTGTAGACACACTGTGAACGCTGTGCCTGCTAACAACCTTTGTAGTTCCGTACACAGTTGTGTTCACTATAATTATGCCAACAGCTACAGGAACTACTACAGCGACAATACCAACAACGACAACGTGTTTCTGCATCCATGTAGCTGATGGGTTGGCGTCGCCCCTTTTTATCAATTTGTCAACAAGGTACACCCCCAGGATGAACATTCCGGTAAGAAGCCCCCAAACCATTGTGTTGCCATACATGGGTTAACCTTCAGCTTGCAGTATCTTTTGAGCCACTTCAATCCCGTGTGCTCTTCTTGCACGTAGCACTTCTGGACTGAAATCCAGACTGTCACCAAGACCGTGCTCAGGCATGAATACACGGATGTCCACCTTCTTTTTTCCCTTCGCGTCTGGATGACCAGCGTCTACTAGTTTGTTGCACAACAATGCATACTTGACGTCACGCAGGAAAATCTCGGCAGACATGAGGTCTACACAACGCAGACCTACTGTTGCAGCGTTTCTTTTCGTTCCAAGCCAGTTGTCGTGAGGATCCCGCTCGCTCGTTACAGGAGGTCCAGTGAGAACCACGTCGATGCTTGCACAACCTGCAGCGATGGCTGAGCTTAACGGAGTGACACAACGATAGCCGCCATCCATCCAGAAGTCGTCTTCGATCCATTTTCCTTCAAGGAAGGGCTCGAATCCACTCGAGGCGCACACCCACTTCCAGAGCTCTGGCGTGTCCTGTGTAGCCTCCCAGTAGTGGCCACCACCGTATGCGCAGCAGCCAATCCTTATCTCTCGTCCAGAAGCAGCAGCCTTCTCATCCTTTACATGTTTTTTGATAATCTCTCGTAGGGCCGACGAGTTGTAGAAAGCGTCTTTGTTTATAAGGCCCGCGAGCTTGCCCCAAATCCATCTCTTGTAGATGTCCTTGTCGCCTTTGATACCGAGCCAGATGCTGTCCAGCGCTTCTGCAGCTTTGAACAACTCTCCAACAGGGAACTGGGAAATCATCCCGGCCTGCAACGCACCTACGCTAACCCCAGAAACGAACTCGTAGTCCTCTCCTGTTTTCGCCAGTTCTACCAAGACGCCTTGGGTGAAAGCACCTTTGCTTCCACCCCCCGACATCACCAATCCACGTTTCATTTTCTACGCTCCATTCGAAGTGGCGTTCCAGCGGAAGAGCATAATGATGCCACTCATCTCAACAGGGTTTGTTGGAGTTTTTACTTTGTTGACTTCCAACCCAAGCTTCCAGTGTCGTGACATCCACTCAACCAGGTAGGCGTCGATCTCGAAAAGGCCACGAGGAGAGCCCATAGACACGTTTCTGATCAGGTACATTGGATCGGGGGTAACCAGGAGAAGAACAACTCTCTGGTCATACTTACCAAGTTCCTGCCCTTCGACGTGCACGGTGATTTCGTCTGTCTTCTCATTAACGATCCACGGACCTTGGCTGCTAGGGATAGGACACGCTGCGGCGAGGTCCACGTCGTAGTCACCTGCACCTCCAGCAGGTACGATGATGTACCCACTTACTACAGTACAATTTCCGGTGCCACTTCCGTTAGGCACCACCTCGGACACACCAAATTTTACGTACACGGAGAAGTGGTCAGTTCCATCGAAGTCGTCTATTCCACGCCAGTTGATTTCACCGTCGTGGACGTAGACAGCTTCAGCGAAGTCAAGCTCCACCGTTTTGACGCCCGTCTCTGCTGCATCGTAAGTGACCCGAGCAAGCTGCCCCTCTCCTCGTTTCAGAGGATCTAGCTGGTCGCCTTGTGACGTATACCATGTGAACGACCCAGAAGGTGCCGGTGTGGGAACGATGACCTGTTTTCCATCCTGGTCGAACCGTGCTCCATCGATAGTCACGGGAGTCGCAACTTCAGGAAGAGGTTCCCCACTGTGTACGGCGACGATCCCGTCAAGGATCGTCTTGTCCCCTGCGCTCAGCGCGTCCTTGAACCAGATGTCGCAGTCGTCGCCCGACGTGTTGATGTAGTCCAACGCTGTGACGATAGCGCTTGCTTGTATCTCCAGCGTCAACCTGTCCGACGCCACCTTGTGATTCGGAAAGTCAGTGCTGATGCTGTACGTGTACTTCGTGGGAGTTGCCATTTTTTACGACACCTTGATGATCGCGAGTGCTCGTTGATGCATTGATCCGGTACTACCACCAACCCGCCAGCGGCCTTCGATTGTCTGAGCACCATTCACGGTAACCCTGGCGGTACACGCTATACCAGCGATGTCGCCAGCAGACTTCGTACTAATCCTACGCTCAGAGGCGGCTACTTGGGTTCCACCAGAGTAGATGGATAGGTACACTATATTGTTAGATGTGGCGTTGGATGCGCTCGTCGTGAACCAAACCATGTACGTGCCTGCAGCAGGTGTGAGCGTCATCCCTGTTGCCAGAACGTCCGTGGTGCTTGTGGTAGTAATAGTTGCAGTGGCCGTAGCAGTATTGGATAGAGGAGCCGTAGGTGGAAGCGCGGATATGCTGACGTAGCTTTTAATTCCAGCCGACGCCGAATCTTCTATCAGAAGTAAATCAGCGCCTACTGGTGCTCCTTTGTTCGCGAACGTACTGAAGTCGTTAGCGCCCCTGGTTAGCCCCGCATGAACGTGGTCCGACCTAGCTGCAGTGATCGCGGTTCCTTCAGCGTTCGCTGTTCCTACAGCAACGGGCGCTGCGGCTCCCACACCATGTTGGTGATCACCTCGTGCAAAATTAGTCGCAGTACCTTCAGCGGCTGTGGCTCCCACTTGTGTAGTAACCGGAGTCGCTGTTGTCAGCGCATCTCCCCCTCCTGGAAGGTGTGAAGACGCGTGAGTAGTAGGTGCTCGTGCATCTGATGAATCGTCTAAAGTGGCATCGCTAACAAGTGCGTTCAACTCTGATAGCGTGGTTGTTGTATGAGCGGAGCCTCCCAACTGATGCTCGGATGTGGCATCGTCAAAAGCATCTGCTGCTGGGATTGTAGATCCACCAGGACCGTCGAGTCTTACCAAGTCCCCGGTGGTGAGAAGTTCACCCAGATTGGCACTTGTCTGAAGGGAGTCGAACAGGAAGTGCTCGTGAAGGTCACGTTCTTCGGCTGCGGCTAACGTGCAGCCGAGATCGTCTACGGTGACATTTCCACCAGTTGTGTTTCTAATCCAGAACGCCATGATTTATGCCCATCTCCACGCGCACCAGAGTGACACGGCTACATCTGTGACGGCTAGCCCAGCGGAGTCAACGTACACCCAAACATCGTCATCCTCACTCAAGTTCAGATTCACTGCGTTGTTTTTGTAGTAGCTGCTGTTGGTGCCGTCTACCAGATTGAAGTTGAGCACACTGGAGCCGTTCACGTAGACATCGAGGCGCTTGAGGTTGTTGTCTGCTGTGGTCCGCACTGCGATGCGTTTCACACAGCAGTTTCTGGGGACGAGCACTCCCGCTCCAGTTCCTGGAACGTTAACCCCGTAGCCGCGAAGTAGTTGACCATCGCCAGAATCGTGACCAAATTGCATCGTCCACTCTGCGGCGCTCAACCACTTGCTGCGGCTAGCGTCGTACGCCATGAGCATTTCCCAACCTGCTGCGGTGTTGTACCACAACGCACCATTGGCCGTAGACGCTGGCACGGTAGCTTGCGTAAAAATGCGCTGGTCTATGGTCGCTAACGCGGTCTGTACATCGGTATCCGTGCCACTTAGAATCCCATTGAACCCAGTGGCAGTGACTGTGATGTTTCCAGCACTAAGGTCGTCTAAGTGGGCGATCTCCTGCGTGGTACCATCTACGTATACCTTGAATCGAAGGTCTGAGACGTTGTACCAAGCCTGCCCTTCACTGGGACTTGTGGGGTCCGTAGTGAGTTCGTCAAGCCGTAGGTTGTCGATGAAGAAGGACATCTACTCACCCACCGGTTTCGTGATCCACTCGACATCGATCACGTCGTTGATATTTCCAGTGTGCAGACTCAAGGTGAACCCTGTTGCGAGCTTGCTCTCCACAGTGGCTAGGTACGCAGCGTTGTTGCTGCCGTCAGTGTAGACAGAGAGGCCAATGGAATAGTTTGTGTCCGGATACGCTGTGGTGAATACTACGGCTGCTTTGCGTGGGTTGCCCGCGAAGCTAACATTTGCCACCAACCCACTTTTGAGTCCATGATTGTGCCCGTCCACTGTGACGAAAGCCTTTTGCGCCGTGTCATCTGCTGTCGTCAGCACCCCCGCAAAAGCAGTGGCGTCAGCAGCGATGATCGCAGCAGGGTGCCCACTGGTTGGCAGATCCCCCAGAGATGCGTGCGTAAGCGGTACGAACGTACCAGCAGGGACGTTGCTGACTGAGCGATAGTCGGAAACGTCTTGTACCTTGGCCTTCCGTGTACCCCCATAAGCAGTGCCGGTCTGAAGAATAACGCGATAAAGCACCTTCATCTCTTGGAACGGCAGCGTACCGAAAGAAAGATTGGGCAGAGTGTTATTCGTTTGGGCGTCGGGAAGGTTGTTATCTTGTCGCTGTCCTTGGATTGCTATCACCGGATTTTCTACGTGGTTGGTAGCGTAGATCCAGTAAGCGACGTGGTAGCCGTTGTTTCCTTCTGCTTGCTGCCAGGTAGCTCCGGTGAACTGGTTCCAGTTCACCCGTCCTGCCGCAGTGTTCTTGAAGTAGAATGAAGTAGGCGCATCCTTGCGCCAGTAGCCGTTGATGCCCTCCCTGTAGTACACAGGTATTTGCGCCGGGTCTGCAAGGACCTGCTCAAACCGTGCAGAAGGGATTGCGGCATGCTTGATGTCGACGGCGATATCTTCATCGTATACGGTTCCGTCGCTGACCCCTACGGTGACATCATTGTCTGCGTCACTGTTCAGAACGTATCCCGATATCGTGAGGCCACTGATGTAGCGGGTACCGTTTGCTCGATGTAGATACTGATGGGTCCGCCACTCCATCAATACTGTATGGCGCTCTTCCCCTAGCTCCCCCTCCACTGTCGTTGTGTTCCAATGCACAGTCGCCACTGGAACATGGAGTTCGAGATCCCAAGGAGTCAGCGAATCTTGCAGCGTGTCTGTGTTGTCGTAGTAGATGAAATGAAGACCGTCGGTGTTTGCGATGATCTTGTTTTCTGGCGCGGACTTCGTGACATTTATGCCTTGGCGGTAATAGGTGAAGTCTGCTCCAGTCGGCGCAATTGTGAAGGTCTGGGTACCGTCGACAAAGGAGATAGCTGTATCAGTTTGGTTTAGGAACCCATGAGGATTTCCTGAGATACCTCCAATGGCTACCGCCACCCCATCAGGATCGGGTATGGTTAACTCCCACGCAGGAAGGGTGGAGTTGTAGCGGTAAAGCGCTTGCTGGTCAGTACGCCAAAAGAGCTCGCCGTTCGTCGGTGCACCAGGGAAAGCACCTCCACTAGGCGCTATAAACGTGTTGGGTACACGCAGACTATCAACGACGACGACGTCTGGATCGCCTACCTCGATCCAACCGAGGCCGGACTCGTCTGGTGATATGACTCTACGGTCAGCCATGGTAATTCCTTAGAGGTCTTACTACCGCTGTACGGGACGACTGGGCTGAATCACGATGGTGCAGCGTTGGTTTGCACCGTAGGTGCTCACGTCTAGAACTACCCCTGCCCAAGTGAAGAAGTTACCCGAGCCCGCAGCCGGTGGGCGATTTCTGAATTGCCCTGAGTTATTCCAACTCAAGATAGCAGGGTCACCCGCTACAGGCGCAGGCGCCAGCCCGGCGTCGAATTGCACCTCGATCTTACCCGCGTTTACCATCGACCCCGCAACGTTGTCGTACACCCCAGCGAACGTGGCGGTCAAGTAGGTGCCCGTAGCGCTTGAGCAGTCGGTAGGTGTGATGGTGTTGTTCGCGGAGACGTATCCAGCCTGGTACTGTGACATCGCAGCGGTGGTAAGCCCACCTACGATGATCTGGTCGGCAGCCGCTGCGGAGGCGTGCGTGTGGTAGGCGTCTGCATTGGACGCAGGGCCTCCGAATACTACGTCGTGTGACGTCGCTGTCCATAGCACACTGGTGAGCGGTGTACCCCCAATGGAGAAGCCTGTGTTGCTCGGTACATCGAGGGTAGTGACGTTGGTCCGCAGGTCCACTGTGCCCGCAGTCACCAGTACATTAGCTGTGCCCGCATCGAGGGTCAGGTTGTTATTTCCTGACGTGTCGATGGTGCCCGCTGCGTCGAAGCTCAGCGTAGTTGCCAGGTCGATGGTGCCACCACAGTCGATGCCGCTGGCGTCTACAGTGAGTGCTGCACCGGTAACATCCAGACCTGCAGAAGCGTCTACGTTTACCGGGATGGTTACCTGTGTAGAAGTAGCAGTTAGTACATTCGTGTACCCTGCCTCAGCCATATCTGCCGGGTCGGTTGGATCTTGCTTGTACCGCAGAATCATCTGCGCAGCGGACGTGTCGTTGAACAACTGGAAGTTCTGAACGTTCACCCCGTCGCCACCGGGGAACATCACACCAACGTCTTCTGCTGTCCCTCCCGCTGCGTCGTTGTTGATTTCCCAAGCGTTGCAGGAGGTACCGCAGGCCGCGATAGTGCCTGTGAAATTTCCTGTGATGGTAGTGAAATTACCAGTAGTCGCGTTGAGTGTAGGTGCGTTAACCGTCACCGTCGTTGGCGTTGCGGTGATGATGTCCGTCCACACCTCGGTGAGGTCGAACGCGTCGGTTGGGTTCTGCTTGTACTGAAGCTGGAAATCGGGAGTTGACCCATCGTTGCGCCAACGCCAGCCCTCGATGTTCGCGGCACCGTCGCCGTCGAGCCACACACTACCAGCATACTCAGCAGTGCCTACCACCGAGTCCTGGTTAGTCACCCAGGCGTTGCAGTTGGAACCACACGCCGCCAGGTTGGTGATGTTAACGACACCTGTGCCGTTCGGAATGAGGTCGATGTCACCATTGGCGGTGCTGTCGATGGTGCCCCCACCTGTGAGGGTGAGGTTCCCTGCGGTGTCGATGTTGCCCGCGTTATCGATGTTGGTGTTGGCAGTCGTGAGCGAGAAGGTGCCGTCTGCCGTACCTGTCGTGTTGATGGCAACGTTATCGCCCTGTGCCGGGGTAGTGTCAGCACCAATCTTGATCGTGTTGTTGCCGTCACCCAGGGTGATGTCCCCGGTGTACACGACGGCTCCCGCGACGGTCTCACCACCGGCAATGACCACGTCTCCCTCAGTGTCGACGGAGAAGAGGTTTCCACCTGCACTGGTCTGTACTTGGAAGAGAATAGTATCCGGAGTTGGTTCTGTACCATTCGCCTTCACGATCATTTTGGGGTTGACTGCCCCAGCGGACTGGAACGTCCACTGCCCCGTGACGAGTTCGGCTGCCGTCTTGTCGAGGAGACTCTCCTGGACGATCCCACCAATCGTTCCGCCAACGATCGTGCTGATTGCATCGAAGGTGCCGATGGTAGACCCACCCGTGCCCACTAGGTCGGCACCACCGCTCAGTGTCATCGTGCCAGAGAAATCACTGGTGACGTTGACGTCTAGATCGCCACCAGAAATAGCGTGGGTACCTGTGGCGGTGACGTTCAGGTTGCCTGTACCAGCCAGCGTCAGCACGCTGTCACCAGACATATCGAGGTCGTGCCCGGCAGCGATGATGACGCCGTCTGCGGCTGAGCCGCCCCCGATAGTAAGGTCACCACTAGATGGAGCAACGTTCCCAACCAGAAGCGTGTCAGCATCAGCAATTTCTACGTTGCCAAATCCTGTTGCTTCTAATGCGACTGCGCGGTAGTTGGCCATGATATCTTCTCCCTGACGAGTTTGCTAGACGATTTCTTCGTAGGCTTTGATTTGTCCACGGGTGTCCCAGTCGTATTCCATTGCACCACGAATGCACTTTAATACGAATGCTCTTTGCGGTGACCCGTCGTCTGGAATCTCAAACGGATCGTCCCTGGGAAACTCTACTTCAAATCCTACTTGTCGCACCCTGAACTTCAGATTGCCGTTGGGCAACGCGGGGGCGTTTCCGATGTACTTAAAAGTTGGCATCGTTACACACGTTTTGTTGGTGTCCCTAGCTCAATAACTAGAGTGGTGTTCGTCTTTGAGTACCCGACTCGCTGCACTACTCGTCCACCGCCTGTCGGAACTGTGGTGCTGATAGTGCCGTCTACTAATCCTACGAAGTATGGTACGTCGACAGTGAGGCCAACGAAACCACTCACTTCTCCCGATCTGGCGATGATACAGGTAGTAGGAGTAGGTTTACTGATGATAATACCTATGCAAGGCATCTTGACGTCGGAGCTCGCATTTGCTTTCCTGACGGTACCTGCGACACTTTCAAACACTGCATCGAGCACGCTTTCTGCGACTGTGCAGTTCCACGAGCCCTCTAAGACCTCGATCTGAGGTACTGGGTCTGTTCCTAGGAATGTGTGTGTTGGACCATGTGGAGGTACAGGTCCGCCCGCACCAGGACCAATCACTACGCCATCCAAATCGAATGTTGGATCGCCACTCTTCATGCGGAAAAAACCAAGACCGTCGACCCAGAAAACGTACGGAGTCAGTCGGAGCTTTGGCTCCTGGTTCCACTGTGATACGAATGTGCCTCCACCAACATCGTCGAGGTTCTCGACGTATATGACGTTCTTTCGCAGGTAGTCAGCTACACGAGGGTCATTAATAAACTTGTCATACTCGACGTACTGAAATACTTTAGTCTGCCTGGGACGCAGGTTAAAGCTAGCCGGTGCCGGTAATGCAACCGGACTCGTCATCAACAGACTGGTTACTCGGATAGCCACTACGTGTGCTCCAGGAGGCTAGGCTTATGCTTCTGTGTGTTTGACGAGGACGCCAATGGACAGTGTGACCTCGACACCATTTGCAGGCATCACCGCGAGCTCCGACCAGTTGGCAGGTACTGGGTCTGGCAGTACCACGCTGCCCATCTCCGCTACTGCCGCTTTGACGATGTCAAGTACAGTGGTGGTTCCGTTGGCCGTGACGATAACATCCAGCTGGTCCGGGCTCTGTAGCCGAATCGTTGCGCTGTGCTTCGTACCTGTACTGAATCCGCCCACGTCAACATTTACTGGGGGCATCATAATCTCCTGAGTTGGTCGCTTACTGATGAGCACCCACAGAGTCGATACGCATCAGTAAGCGACCCCTACTACCAGGGTCGCCTTATATGCCACCCCTACTACCAGGGCGGCTCATTACGCCACCCCTACTACCAGGGCGGCGCTCCTTTTGTTCTTAGTACGGATACTGCGCAGGCATTATCCTGTACGGTGCATATGGTATCCTTCTCTTTATAGAGTAAAGTGGATACCAGGAAGATCGCACGCCCGTAGATTTATTTCTTCTAGCAACGAATACTTTGTCGGGGAACGTGTTCGCGTCTACGTTGCGTCCAGTTGATCCAGGAGCCCTTCTGGCCAGGACAGACTCGAGCCACAAGGGGGCAGGTGTTACCACCTTCCAGTGGGACCACATGGTGTGCTCACCGTCGTCTCCTACTGTGTACCACGGGTCCGGAAGAACTTCGTACTGTGGTCTCGAGGTATTTCGGTATACGAGCTTCATTACGAGCTCATACGTAGACAGGTCGAACTTCTCAGTCACGAAGGAGTCGTAGCTGTACGGGTACATGACGTACGCACGCCAGCGTCCACTAAGCACCACTGGGAACACTATAGCGGAGACGGCTTCAGTTGCGGCGAGCCCCCAGTCCTTCGCATCAGGTGGCGCCATGATCTGCAGAACTTTCCTTCTGCGCCATTCTATGAGCAGGAAGGGAGCCTGTACCACATAGTTACCAGGGGGTGCCGGTGACACCCAACTGACTGCAGAGGCGTCCCACGCTGCACCACGCATATTTAGATTGACATCAACGAATGAACCAACTTGAGGAAGGCCATGCTTGCTACGTGTTCTGAGCGTGTGCCAGATGGCGCCATCCTCATTGACACTGGGGAGTGCTCCAGTGTCTTCTTGTACAAATCGCTGTGCTAGTTCTCCGTAGTAGTTGGTGTAGTACTGAGGAGCGTTGAATGCACTCGAGACTCCATACGCTTGTCTGCGTGTGTTGTATTTGTACTTCCCTAGAATAGAAGCCATCAATGAGTTTCGATGTATCAGTTTTTGCGGGAAGGAGTCGCTTGGATCTATTCGTTCCTCTGTGCGGAAGCTCAGCGCACTAACATCGTACACACCACCAACCGATGGAATCACAGTCTCCATCCAGGTGAAGAAGTCATCTTGTGTGTCAAACTTTTGATAGGGGGTCCAAGGACCTCCTGTGTACCCCAAACTCCAGTAGCAATATTTGTACAGCGTATCCCACGTACCCATAGCTTTGTTGTGGAACGCGTTGAAGAAAGAGGAACGCATCTGCCCGAACGTACGTCCATAGATAGGCATTGTGTCGGAGTAGATGGGCACAGCGGGATCGACGCCACCTGAGCCTACAGGCTCTCCGTCTGTATCCGACGTAGGCGTTCCATCTACTAGACGTGTTACTCCAGTAGAGTCAATCCAATACTGGGTTGTTCCCAGGGTCAGATGAGGTGTTTCATTCCATGCATCTGCGAACTGGACGTCCATGTCATCCAGATTCTGTATTTTAATGTACTTCTGAATTAGTAGCCTTCTAACTCCTTCAGTGTTGACCAATGCGTCGTACTGTGCATCCGGGTACACCATGGCTTCGCCTACCCCGAGTGGGCGTCCACCCACTCCTGGTACGACGAGTCGGAACATTGCTCTATTCCAAATTTTGACAGCCATGATTGCCTATCCTTCGTAGTACGAGTCGCTATTGACTTTTGGGAGCATCACTTTTCCCTGGAGCCATGAGTTTATTACGTACGCGGGTTTGTCGTAGTAGAATATTTCTACCTCTTGGTTAGGATAGTTTGCAAACTCGTCGTACTCGTCTCTTGAAAGTGCACCCATGTTGATGGCTGCGATGAGGGTTGCCGGGGCTTCTGTGATCAAGCCCCCATCCACCAACCCAGCTATCTCGTCGTCGGACCACCCGAGGTCAGCTAGCTTCTGCCAGGTGGCTGGCATGATATTGGGACGCACGATGCTTTCCAAAAAACGGTGGAAGCTTCCATTCGCTAAGGAGTCGTATGCGTTTGCCTGGTCAATTGCACCGAGCATGTCGTCGAGGTCAATCACCTCGAACGCTCGAGCGACACCAGCGGAGTGGATGGCCTTCTTTAGTAGATCCTTAGCCATTAGTCTTTTCGCTTCCGGTACTGGAGCTCTTTGAAAACATTCTTCACGAGTCCCCAGTCAATTCCCATACAGCGTCGGCACTTGTCTTCCATCTCGTTGTAGCTCACCGGACGAAGCGCTCGTTGCTCTTTCTTGAACTTCTCTGGGTCATCTTTTGCCAGGTACTCAGCTACCTCATTTTCAGATGGCATCCCAGGTACGAGAATCCACTTGTGCTTACCATCGTGCCAGAAAACTCTGGCCACCTTGGGACTGTCTTTCGCTCCCCACCGTTGAAGCACTTTCATGAGTGCTCCTATTTCGTTGGAAGCGAACCACTGGATGCCGAAGAGGTCCGTGGCCACGCGAACGTAGCGTTGATTTCTGTACAGTATCCACTTCGCCATAGTCATTACAAAATCGCTACAAACTGTGGGTGAATGATCAGAGTGCTGGTATCTTTGGCAACACCTACAATTTGGACAGCATCTCCTGTGCCATGCCCTGCTACGCTGGTAGTGATCTGCCCTGGTGTAGTATCCAGGTAGTAGGTAGCTCCTGCTGTAAGCGTTCCACTGAACACTGCGGCTTCACCAGCATATTGGACTGTTGCCGTAGCAGGGGCTGGTTTAGCCACTACCACCCCAATGGTGAAACTTTGTCCCGTGGGCGAAGAGGCGTCTGCTTGTGAAACAACTCCAGCAGCTGATACGTACACGGCATCAGGTACACTAACTGCTGCTCCACTGAACGTTCCGACTACTACCGTCGCTCCGCCACCACCAGTGACGAGGTTTATCCAAGTATTTGGAGCGCCGTTTTTCCACCAAAGAGTAGCGTTGCTCTGCTTGTAGAACTGCCCAATCGGTACACTGTACAGCCACTGTTCACCAGGAGTGCCTACTGGGTTCACCAGGTTGGGATCACCATCGTACCCTAGTGGAGTAATTCCGTCGTTGAGCGTGGTCAACGGCGACCACGTGATTACTCGTCTTTCAATCTCGAACTGGTTGATGATTGGATCTGCCATTAGACAGTCTCCTCAACCGTTACGTTCGTAGTATTTGAACTGGACCCTGTTGCCGCAGTGTCCAGTATCCTCGCGATAGTGGGACTCACTCCGATGGTGCCAGCGAAGCACCAGCTGTTTGGGTCAGGAGTTGTCGTTGTATTAAACGCCCTCTTGTTCGGAAGTGCTTTGAACGCCCACACCAAAGTACACTTGCCATAGTCAGCCACAGCTGCGTTGAAGTTAACCTGGTTGGCAAATGCGGCCAGCACAACCGTGCGGGAGACAAACCCTCCTATGACGTAGTTGCTGTCTCCTGTGTACGTAGTTGTCACCCTGTTCGCCAAGTTTGTTGCAGCTAGGGTGCCATAGGCGTACGTGCCCACCGTGTCGTTGTCGTGGCATTGCAGAGCTCGAGTCCACACTGTGGGTCCACCAGCAAAGCCGCCTCCTTGCCAGGTACCTCCTCCAACAGGTGGGGCTGCGATGGTGGGTGCTGAGATCAGCCTTTGGTTGGCAGTCAGCGTGATTGTGTGGTTCTGCGCGCTCGTTCCATCGTTGCCACCAGTGCGTAGTCTGGCTGCGGGTTCCGTCATCTGCACAGTCGCAAAATCGTGCGCGATGTAGACGACAACCTCTTCTGTTGTCGTTGCATTGTTGGCAGCCCTGTTAGCAACAATCCTGTAGTTGTCGGTGGTGATGTTGTACCCACCAGAAACTCGAGCAACCCCAGCTTTGCTTGCAGCGTACGTTGTCGGACTTGGGATTGACAGTTCCGCAGTTGGAGACGAGTAGGCGATGGTGTCGAAGTTGAGACAAATCGAGTTTACCGTAACTGTCTCGGAATCTTTTATAGCTTGCTGCGTTGCCGGGTACGTGATGCTTACCTGGCTCATCGCTCCGACAGTAGGATAGAGGTTGTTCAGGTTGACCAGGTTGGTGCCGTCTACGGTACTTCCACCTGCGTTGGTGTAGACCCAGTCGGACCACGTCCCTGTGGGACGCTGTACGCGTACCCGCGCAGGAAGCGCTTGCGTTGTGGTGCCTCTGTCTGCAATATTTGCCGTGAAGGTGTAGTTGCTAGTAGAAGCTACACCAAAGCTCATCGCGTCGCAGGCACCGCTGTTTTCAACTTCTACAGCCACAAAGTTGAGGTCAGTCTGAATATTGATGTCGAAGGTGTCGACAGCTTTGAGCTCCGTCTGCGAGCCTGGGTAGCCACCGGTAAACTCGAGGGTGGTTATCAGCGGCTTCGCATCCTGAGTGACAATGATGGAGTATGAGTTGCCATCCTGGTGCGTTGCCGTGATTGTGTATGGAAGCGTGAAACCTGTGAGGTCAACGCTCCCATGGTACGCGGTTGGGTTCTGATTCGGAGAGGTACTCCACACAACAGGACTACCGTTGACGTTGACGTCGGGTCTCACCTGCACGTGTCCTGTGTAGGCGAAGACGTCGACCGTGATAATGGTCACGTCTGGACTCGCTGCTGCACTAGCTACCCTGGTTCCATTTTCTGCGAGGGTGATGTCGATGTTGCCTACATTTGGCGTAAGATCAGCAATGAAAATTACGCCGTCGTAGTCAGGACCTCCCCCTCCACCGAGTGGGTAGTCGGAGGAACCGTCCCACACGTGTACCTGGTTGTCTCCCAGGTTCCAGTACATCAGCCGGTCGAGTGGGTCCGTGCTTGGCGTGACCAACATCTGCGGGGAATACTTGTAGGTGGGACTCTGGGCAGAGGTACCAAAATATCCGTCGCGTGCTGTCCAGGTGTCCCTTCCCACGTAGACGTCTCGAGGTCTGCGTAGCGTCACGCCGTCGTCCAGCGATCCAATATCGTAGGTGGTGTCAGTGGTGAACTCAGCATGCCCACCAAGACGCAGCTGGCCTTCCTGATTAACCTCCAGGAAGGTAGTTCCTCCGTCGCGGATGCGGAGGTAGTCTACTGTTCCTTGCGCAGCCCAGATGTCTAATGGACCGAGGTTGGGATCGAGGTCGATGTACGGTCCGTCGCGGTACGATTCTCGCAGCGGCATGAAGACGGTGTTGAAGTCGTGCGTATGTGCGGTAACAGTTGCAGGCACCTCTTCCAGCGTCATCAGGATGATGTAGAACTGGATGTCCCCTATATACCCTTCTTGTAGGAGTTTCGACCCAAGAACTATTGTGTTTGCAGGCAGCGCTGCCTTCGCCAGGATTACTGCTTTAACACTGTCTTCTAGAACATAGAGTGTCGGGTCGGTGATGGGGTCAAGTGATTTCAGCGTAACACGGATTGCATATACCCGTGCTGCCTCAGTCACCTGGGTGGTGATTTCAATGGCCATCAGTTAACACAACTTGGGGCTAGCTGTTCGTGGCGTCCAACTGCATCTTGTAGGTATGGTTACCGTTGGACGCAGTTGTGTGTGATTCTTCTGTGACGGTTGTGAATTGTATCTCCTCATCCAAACCTGCGCGACTGATTATTTCAGGCACCAGATTTTGTGCTTCGATGTACGCTACAGCGGTAGGTAGTAGCTCTTCGCGGGTGACGAGCGTGACCACTACCGTAGCTGGTGCAGTATTTATCACAGCAGTAGTGATAGACAGCACGACCAGGCCGCTTGAAATTGGGTAGTTATCGATTCGAGTAACCATGCCTCAAATCTCCTAGGCTTGCTTACCGTGTATAATGAGCTCGCGAATGAACCAGTCTCGCACGAACTTGTGTGAGTCCAGCTGCACCGCTACCCGGAACTGTATTGTGGAGGTAGGCTGCACACCCGCCGACACACAGTTGAGCTTACGGAACTCTTCCGTCTCCGAGAAGCGATAATAAACGTTCACCATGTCTGTAGGGATATCCCCTGAGACGGTCCAGCTTTCAATAGAAATGGGAACGTCGAACTGCATCAGTCCGAAGTTGGCGAAGTTATCTATGGTGTACGCGTTGAGATTAAAGCGGTGCAGTCGTTTGTTGAGCGGGTCTGCGCAGATCATCACGTCCGTTTCTTCCCCGTTTAGAAGAACCCGATCTGCCACAACTCCCTGCGCAAAGCCTACTGCACCATACACTTCAGTGGACATTCTGTTGTAGCTGTTGAGCTCGTCCTCGAGCGCCCTGTAGCCGTAGGTCTTCTGGTGCGCCAGAGTCAAATAATCGAACTGCTCGATAAACCCTGCTGCTCCATTGGCGACGTAGATTTGTTTGAAACCTCCTAGAGCGGCATGGATGTACACCTGCGCAGGGGAGTACAATGAATACCCGGCTCCCGACGCTTCGATATACTTGAGACATTTGGGAGAGGTTCCAGAGAGGTCGATGGCGCCCACTTCGCTGTTGCCGTTGGATACCCAAAGCAACCCGTCGTGGAAGAAAATGTCTGTGGCTGTAGTCACCTCAGCACTGAGGAGGCTCCCTGTCGCCACGTAGAACATTTCGTGGGCAATGTACGCAGGAGCGGTTGGAACCGAGATGTCGTAGGAGACCACGTACCCACGGTTGAGCGTTGAGCCCGCAGGTTGTCCTTCATCACACAGGATGTACAGGATGCTGTTCGTCTCGTCGCACGCCACGCCCACAGGGTTGTTCAGGAGAGTGGAGGTGTCGCCAGGAACATCGATGGTGCCAACGCGAGATTGGTAGGTTCCGTTTACGGAGTACTCGTAGATGTTGCAGATGTGGTGGCTCTTCATGGTGATCGCCACGTACTCCGTGGTACCCACGGTGAACGTGCAGCAATCACTGGCGTCGGCGTACTCATCCGCTGCGAGGTTCGCGCCGAAGTGCGGAAAGCGATGTAGCACCTCGACCTCTTCGTTGAGGATGAGGACACCTCCCTGGCGGTCCGCCAGCAGATAACGCTCATGGTCACCTGCTGCTGTAGTCCTTTTCCAGAACTTCCGAGGGTTGCTGATGAGCCCCTCTCGGAAAGCAGACAGCGTGGTAGTAAACCCTCGAGTGTCAAACTTCACCACACTGTTTGTGGTGTCCTGCTCGATCATCCCAAGTACAGAAATTACGTCTCCAAAACCCTGCCTGATAGAAATGTCGTCTGTGAGCGCGTCGATCCTGTCCAGGAGCGCCTGCAGAAAAGTGTCATCTTGATACAGTAGGTTGTTTCTGCGGAAGCTTTCGTCGGATACAGCTTGCCTGAGTGTAGCCTTAACCTGGTCAAACAGGGTTCCCATGGGCTGTCCTCACTCCTGGCCTGTGTGACCAGATTCTATACGGACCTGCGTACTGGTGTCTGAAGGTCCCGAAATGAAAAGGTTAACGTGTCTAGGCGTGTTCACCTGCTATAGGGTAACTTGAATTTCGTAGCTACCTCTATTGAGCTCCTTCTTCCTCTGACAACTTTTGCTGGAGTACCAGTAGCTGCTCCTCAGCTTTTTCCATCCTAGTTTTTATGCCGTCAAGCTGCCCTTCCCATTTACTAATGGATTTCCGTATGGCGCCTACTTCTTCGCGGCAGTAAGACAACCCTCCAGTCAGCTGCTCCACTTTTGTCACGGAGCTCTCTAACTGAATTGCAATGCCGTTTACTTCAGTAAATAAGTCTCCGACTGTGCTTGTTAGCTCGGTAACTCTGCTTATGAGGGATCGAACTTCCACTTGCAAAAGATCTCGATATATCTCTACGGTTCGTTTGTTACGTGGTGTGGTCGTGCAGTTTGATTCATCAGACATAGGAGATCCACTCGCATCTTCAGATGTAAAAGCAGCTTGAGTTTTTGTGGACACTTCTGCTCCGACTACACAGTTGGAGCTAAGACTGTGACAGTGGCGTTACAATTATCACAGTTAAATGGCCCTACCACTTTTGTCATGGTGAAAAGTGTGTCCGCCGCATTCGGCTTATCCATCGTCCAGACGTTTCGACGCTGGTCGACATGCACCAAAAATGCGGTTCCACAGTTGGAGCACTCACAAATGCTACTCATCACCCGTGCAATCACGCTAAAAAATTCGGCGGTGTCCGTCGTATCCATCGATTTCTTGGGAGGCCCGCTGGAAGCTACGCGCACCAAGAAGTGTATGTCTTCATCAAGCTCTTCCTCCAGAGCCGTCTTGTCCTCTTCAGACGAAACCACAAAATAACACTCCCCACCACCTTTGGTGCTCAAATCCCCAAACGTAATTTCCATGGTGCCTGTGTCAAGAGTTTTTACGTCCTTGCGGATCTTCCCGTCCACGTCGATCACTACAAGGCTTTGCTTTAGAAGGGTGCTCGCTGTGCTTCTGTCAATCAGCATTGTAGTCTCCTAGAATCCAGGCGCTGCGCCAAGGTCTACGATATCGTAGTCGTACTGGCACCCTGTCACATGGATGACAGTATGTGTGTTGTCACCCGTGACGAACCTTGCGTAGTAAAAGGTGTCAGTGTTATTTACGATCTCAGCTAACGCCGTTACTGAGCACGTCAAGTAACCACTACTTGCTGCGTACGGTGCGTAGCCGTAGGAGCCTAACAACGTGCCATAGTTCCTGCCATATGGCTGTGACCATATCTCAACACGAGGGCGCTCAGCCTCTGTTCCTGAGTTGGCCCCAGTTTGATAGAACATAACGGAGACATTTTGTAGTGTGCTGTTGTGAGGTATCAACAGGGGCATATGTATAGCTTTGTTGTAATACTCCGTCGAATATGTGCTCCATCTATGCTGAGCATTCCCGGTCGCAGAAGACTGCATGTAGAAGTCTAATGTAGTATTGTCAGTCATCAACGGCTGCCACATGTCTGATGGGACATTCCGCCGATTTCTAGAAGTGTTCGTAAGGACTATCGCACGGCGTGTGTCCTGGATATCGGACCCATCGTACGCGTGGTCGATTTCCAACGCTGTTCCAGTAAGTGCCGTGTACGCGTTTTGCACCTTCAACGCAGGCGCTGTGCCGCCCGATGAGTCGTTGTCCAGGTTTTGGACTAGGACCACAGGCAGCGTTATGGTTGACTGGTCATCTGCGCGACTAAAGATGTTATTAGTAGCCTCAGAATATACGCCTGTGTTGCACCCGGTCCCTGCATGGAACCCGATGTAAGCTAGGAGTCCTGCCCCAGTATTAGCGTCGGCATGGTAGGCGTAAAGAGTTCCACCACTGTCCGAGGCGTGCCGGGTGTGGTAGTAACTGCTACCATAGTAGGAGCCACTCGCCACCAGCGAGCTCGAGATAGACTCTACGTGAATCGTACCCTCATTGATGGCCTGCTGTACCGTTAGGTCGTTGTCAACGTACAGCCCGTAGTGCCAGTTGGCGTTAGCCTCGAAGGCGATAGAACCAATGGTGTCGTTGGCATTGGCGTTGGCCATGTTGGCACGAACACCAATCCAACGACTGCCGTCTGCTTGACTGGAGTCGGGGGTGATATCCAGGTTAATGCACCTTCCCTCGTTGGAAGAGTCCAACAACCCTGACAGATTCACGTCGATGTGTTCGAGGTCTGTGGTAATGGTCCCGAAGTCTTCTTCGGCGTACCAAAGGCCAGAACGTATCCGCATCACGTATTGGTCCGCAGGCCACGTTGTGTCAACGTGGATACCCCACTTCGTGGCAGAGCCAGCGTCTGTGGTGGTAATGTAGAGGCCGTAGTAGTAAGCACCCCCGTCGCCTGCTGCGTCTTGTAGGGTAGCTTTGTACGCTGCTACCTCATCGTTGCTCAACAGACTTCCCGATGGATCCGCGACAGATTCGGTTGCCCAACTTTCTAGGGATCCGCTTCCAGTAGGAGATCGATGAGCATAAACACCGCTTAACGAATATAACCCAACGTCCCAGTTAGCATCTGCGTAACAGCCGATTTTACTAGCGGCACCTGTTATGGTGCCATCCGCTAAGAATCCAATTATAATAGCGGTTGCGCTGTCACTCCCATGACCCTCTACGTCTGCTTTTACCCCAGTTAGGATCTCGCCCGACGTGAGCGTCCCCGAGAGTGCTTCGACGGTAAGCACGTTCCCCGTGTCGGACAGAGTGTCGTTGATGAGACTCTTCGTTAGTACCTGAAGACCGTAGTCCCAGTCCGCATCCACGTAGATTCCGTACTTCGTCGCACCCCCGGTTGTCGTGCCGTCTACGTGTACTCCGTAGATAAAGGAGCTTACATCGTCGCCTGCGTGCCCATTTACGATTGCTCTAACAGAGCGCATAGTCTGGGCGACACCGAGCGCGGACGACGCTGCTAGTGAATATAGCGTCCACCCGTCTGTAGTGAAACTCTCGCTGAAGTAGCCCCCAGATAGAGAACGAACCCCTTGGTCCCAGTCGGTGTCGGCGTAGAAACCGTACTTGGCAGCAGCGCCTGTAGCGGTTCCGTTTGCGTAGACACCGTAGATAAATGCGCCTGCATCGTCGCTTGCATGGCCGTTGACCGCTGCCTCAACGGCGGACATGACTTGAGCAGCCCCGAGCGTGGCAGAACCCGCTTCTGCATGTACAGCTTCTCCCGTGGTGGTGAAGCTATCAGAGAAGGTTGCCTTCGCTAAACCGTAAACTGAGTAGTCCCAGTTCTGGTCGATGTAGGCTCCGTATTTTGTCGCGCTTCCGGTAGCGGTTCCTTCTGCATAGAAGCCCCAGTAAAAGGCACCGCTAGGGTCGGAAGCATGCCCTGTGGGCTTCGCATGAAAGTGGAAAATGTAGTCCCCGTTAACCAGAAGCGGGGAAGTGAAATCGCTCTCCACTATGGAGACTAATCCACCAGGGGAACTTGCGGGAGCTTCTGATACGTAGACCGGAGACAACGAGTACAACCCGTAGGTCCAGTCGGCGTCTGCGCTAAATCCGTAAGAAGCAATGAGATTGGAAGTGGTACCACCAAGGAGTGCTATGTAGCCGTAGTAGTTGCCGGTGTCACCAGCGACTGCGGTCATGTCGGATCGGTATCCATAGACAGATCCAGAGGTCCCCCCAGAGGTAGTGTCAACCGTGAAGCCCGCAGTACCACTCGTGAAGCTTGTGAGTACTATAGAACCGGGAGACTCTGAGTAAAGTCCGTACGTCCAGTCGGCGTCGGCGTAGTAGCCAAAGTTACCCGTGAGGTTGGTTGTCGTTCCGTTCTGTTGGGCTCTAAACGCAGCGTGCACTCCCGTGTCTGCTGCATCGGAGCTTAACGCTATATTAACACCAGTAAGATTAGTGGACCCCATCCCACCCGAACCTATTGTTGCGGAATAGGCATCGAATGCTGAGGTTATTGCAGCGTTGACCACAGTCGCCATAGAAGCGCTGTAGAACCCGTAGTCCCAACTGTCGTCTGCGGCGAAGCCATAGGAGTCGGCGAGGTTGGAAGTGGTCCCTCCAAGGAGTGCTATGTAGCCGTAGTAGGTGCCCGTATCCCCAACGACTGCGGTCATGTCGGACCGATACCCATAGACGTCTGAAGAGGTTCCACCAGAGGTAGTGTCAACCGTGAAGCCCGCAGTACCACTCGTGAAGCCTGCAAGACTTATCAGACCTGGAGCTAGTGAGTGCAGCCCGTAGTCCCAAGTGGCGTCTGCGGAGAAACCATATTTCTTAGCCGATCCCGTAGCATCTCCAACTGCATAAAACCCGCGATACTGTGCGCTAGCATTGTCACTGGCATCGGCGTAGATAGTCGTCCCAAACATACTTACGTCGGCTGAAGCACCAAGAGCCCCCGTCGCGACGAAGCCGCCTGCAGTTACAGAGACTGTTCCTGTAGGAACCGATCCCATCAAAGAGGTCAGTGCTGGAGCAGCAGTAGCATAAGTGGTGACTTCAAGTGCTGCGTTATCTTCAGCAGCATTGGTACATGAGATCCCCACCATCGGTGACGTTGTGATAGCCTCATTTCGCGTGATCTGGAATCCGTATGCTGCGCTCGTCTGTGTGAATACGAGGGGGTCGCCGTCTATGGTGAGCGCTTTGTCCAGCGCGTACAAGTCGTCCCATGTAGTAACGGCACCATCTTTGACCTCATTGAGCGCACCAATGACGGACGTGGCAGTGAAGCCTACAAGGTCGTTGTCTGGAGAAGCTGAGTTGAAAGGAATCTGTGCTGAACCATGGGCACGGAAAAGAATTTCCTGGGTAGCGCTGTCTGGAACAGTTAAGCTGAGATCGTAGGTGTTCCCTACAGTGTCCACATGGATGTTCAGGGCACGGCCACAACTGATAGTGGTGTTCCCACCAGAAGCTAATGTGAGGTCGGCTTGACCGCTTGTGGTGTCGGCGTAGATTTGAAGATCGCCTGCGTAAGAAGTACGAACGTAGCTAGTCAGAGCCCCCTGGTTCTCAATAATGAAACCGTAGTTTCCTGCTCCAGTACCAGATTTAATTGAAACTGCTCGGTTAGAATTCACATCCCAGGTGAGCATGTCCTGGTTCATCGTGCCGCTGGTGCAGCTAAGGTTTAGGTTGCTGCTACTGGTGGTGAAGTTCGATACTCCCGCAGCGTCAAGGGAAATACCTCCACCAGCATCCACCGACATGTTGCTAGTGGACGTCATGTTAATTTGGGACGTGGTACCCCGTGCATCGATCGAAACATTTGCACTGGCTGCGTTGGTAGATAGAGCAAGTTGGCCCGTACTACTATCTGCCTGGAAGTAGGTGTTGGTGGCATCGGCGATGATGAAATCGTAGGGACTGGTTAACGTCCAGGTAAGTGTACCCGCATCGACAGCAACGTTCCCAACGCCACCAAAAGCGTTGTAGGCTTCGTCGAGATTGTTTCCCGCACCCAAGTAGAAGTTGGTCCAGTCGGTTCCGTTGTTGCTGGCTTGCCAGGTACTTGTGCTGCTGTTGTAGCGGATGCCGGGATCGTTCGTCCCGGTTTGGAGCGCTGTGATGACTTTCGTGTTGGCAGCTATGGGACCTATTTCAACAAGCTGTGTGCTGATCGTACTACCCCCACCAGATACAAGGGTGGTGGCATAGATGTTCGCAGGGCTATAGGTTCCAACACTCTCACCAATATCGCCTCCGCCACCAGTAGCCCACAGAATATCAGCACCGCTTCCTCCTACCATGAAGAATTCGCCGCTCTGTTTGAAGCGGAACATTTCTAGGTAGGGAAATGGATCGTCCCCTGTGTAGCCAATGGACAGGAGGTAAGCATCTTGAGGTGGGGTGCTATCTTGGATGTCGTGAGTGATTCGGAGGGCGACAGAATCGTTAGAAGCATCACCGGGATCGCGGACTAAGAAGTCGGTTAGCCAGCTAGCGCCACTGGCGACCTTGCGTATAGTGATCAGGTGATCAGAATTTTGGTCGTCGTTGAGCGTGAGCGCAGCTTGCGCTGTGAGCGCGTCGACAGTGAGCGCAGC